GACCTGCCCGGCCGATACGACGACGACACCCTCCCACCGTCGCTCGGCACCTACGCCGAGCAGACAGAGCACCTGCTGCGCGCCGTCGGCGACCGGCTGACCGAGGCTGCTGTCGCCGCGCTCGCCGAAGGCCTCGACGCCGGCGAGGACACCGAGGCCCTGCGCGCCCGGCTACGTGCCCTGCTCGCCGCCGAGGGGGCGCAGCTGGGGGAGACGCGGGAGGAGCGCATCGCCCGCACCGAAGCCACGCGTGCCTGGAACGCGGCGACCCTGGCCGCCGCCCGAGCGCTCACCGGCCCGGACCGGCCCCTTGTCAAGCAGTGGATCACCCGCCACGACCAGCGCGTCCGCGAAGCCCACGCCGACGCCGACGCCCAACTCCAACTGATCGACGAGCCCTTCCGTGTGGGCGGCGTCGACATGGCCTACCCCGGCGACCCCACCGCACCGCCCGCTCTCACCGTGAACTGCCGCTGCGTCCTCGCCCTCGCGCGAGCCGACACCATGCAGAGCGCCGCCACCCGCCCAGCAGGAGAGGGAAACCCCGTGCGCGAATCCCACACCACAGCCGCCGCGGCAGTGGACGACCCGCCACCCATCCTCACCTGGTCCACCCCCGGTGACGCGGCCCTCGCGTTCATCGGCCAGCAGACCGGCGACGGCAGAGTCTTCGCCGAAGGCTCCCTCTACTGGGAAGGCGGGCCGTGGCCCCTGCAGTACGCCGACGAGATGGGAGCCGGCCACGACGGCGCGGAACTCGCCGGCGCCATCGAGGACATGGAGATCGACGGCCCGCGCCTCACCGGCACGGGCGTCCTGTACCTGATGCAGCGCGCAGGCGTCGAGGCAGCGATGCTGCTCCGGCAGGGCGCCCCGCTCGGCGTGTCCGTCGACCTCGACGACGTCAGTGTGGAACTGGTCGACAACACCAGCGGCGACGGTGAGGACGGTGACCTTGTCCTCGCCGCCGCCTCCTACGCCCGCGCATCCGTCCTGCCCCTGCACGACGGCGGATGGATGATCACCGCGAGCAGCGCCCCCGAGTGGACCGCGTCCGGCGCCGCGATGCAAAGCAGCACCCGGACAGCGTCGGTCATCTCCGGGCCCGGCGGACGCCTCCCCGCCGACGCCGCCCGCACCCTCTTCCCCGGCATGCTCACTGCTGCGGCTGGTGACCCCGACGACCCGCAGTCCGGGACCGTCGTCCACACCGAGAACTCGGGCGACCTTCTCGTGCGGATCACCCGCGCCCGCGTCCGCGGCGCCACCCTCGTCGCCATGCCCGCCTACGACAAGGCCCGCATCGTCCTCGACCCCGACCCCACCGCCGGGCAGCCAGCCGATGAGGGCGAGCCGATCGAAGAGGTGGCCGCGGCGGCGGGCGATGACCTCGAGCGCGTCATCGGACACGTCTGCACATCCCCGGTACCGGTCGGCGCCCGTGAGGTCGCCGAAGCCCTCGGCCTGACGGTGTCGACGACGAAGCGGCACCTGCGTGCCGCCGTCCGTGACGGCCGGGTCCTGCGGATCGGCCGCGGCCTGTACACCGCCCCCTCCAGCATCCCCGAAGGGGAAGTAGCCGCCGCGGCGTCCGGCGACATCGACCTGCCCGTGCACGCCGACCGCGACGCCGAGTGGGACGGCGACGCCGCGGCCTCCCGCGTCCTCGACTGGGCCACCGGCGACGACGGCACGGTCGACGCCGACGCTCTGGGCCGGGCGTTCCTCTACTGCGATCCGGACGCCGGCCCGGCGACCCTCACCGCCTACAAGCTGGGCTTCGCCGACGTCTTCGACACGGGTGACGGCCAGCGGCTGGAGATCGTCGCGAACGGCGTGTACGCCGTCGCCGGTGCCCTGTCCGGTGCGCGCGGCGGCATCGACATCCCCGAGGACGAGCAGGACCAGATCCGCAATCGCGTCAGCGACCTGTACGCACGCCTCGCCGACGCCTACGACGACCCCAGCATCCAGCCCCCGTGGGACGACGACAGCAGCGACGACGCCGACGACGGCATGAGTGAGCTGGAAGCCTCCGCCTGGCAGGTCATGCAGCAGGCCGACCCGATGCCCGCCGCATGGTTCCGCGAGCCGACCGAAGAGGAACTCCCCCCCGGCTCCGGTGGCGTCCATTACAAGGACGGCCGGATCTACGGCTGGGTCGCGCAGGCCGGGGTGCCGCACGCTGTCCACGGCCGCAAGGTGATGATCGACAAGCTGGGGCAGATCGACACCAGCCACTTCCTGCGCGCCAAGTTCGCCCTCGACGACGGGTCCGATATCGCCGTCGGCGCGATCACCATGAACGTCGGCCACCACCGCGACGGCGCCGAATGCGAGACCGCCGCCTGCCAGTTCGACGACACCCGCACCGTCGCCGGCATCGTCACCGTCGGCATGAACGCCGGCGGCATGTGGTTCTCCGGTGCCGCCGCCCCGTGGCTCAGCTCCTGGGACCTGTCCGTGTTCCGCGCCTGCCAGCCCAGCTATCACATGGCTCAAGGCGGCGACGGGCGCTGGCAGCTGCGGGCGGTCCTCTCCGTCCCGGTTCCCGGGCATTCCTCTCCGCTCAAGCCGGAGTACCGGCTCGCCGCCGCCGCGCACATCGCTGCGACCGCTGTCGTCGAGCGGGCGAACCTTGCGCTGACCGCCGCCGCAGCGACACTCGACGCCGAGCACGAGGCCACCACCGAACCGGCTGGCGAACCTGAACCCACGCACGAGCGTCCGCCCGTCGATGATGTCGTGCAGGCCGCCGCCGCCCTGCTGACCAGCCCCCAGTTCCTCGACCGGTTCGCCGACGCGTTCGAGCAGCGGCAGAACGAACGCGCCCGCCTGCGCGCCGAACTCGACGCTCTCTCAGCGCTGGTCGAACCGACCAGCCTCGCCCTGACCGCCAGTGCTGCACCGCAGCAGGAAGGACACTGACCCATGGGATGCAACTGCGGGAAGAACAAGACGCAGTACGAAGTCGTCAAGGACGGCACCCGCGTGTTCGGGCCCACCCCGTACAAGACGACCGCCGACGCCATGGCGCAGCGCCACCAGGGCGAGGTCCGCGAGATCGCGAAGGGCGGCGCCTGATGGCGTGCGGCGCCTGCTCCAGCCGCGTCCGGGCACGCAGCGGCACACAGCAGACCCTCTACAAGGTCATGGTCAACAGCAACCCGGAGCGGGTCGCGTTCCAGACCCACGACCCCGCCCTGGCGAAGACCGTCGCCCGCAACTATCCGGGCAGTCACATCGACCCTGACCCCGACGCCTCGACCAAGGGGGCCGCAACGCCGAAACCCACCAACGTTGAGGAAGCCGACAGCATCGAAGCGACCACCACGTCCTAACCGCTGCATGGGCGGGCACCTTGACCCAGCTCACCGCCCGCCCATGCAGCTAAGATTCCAATCAGCCGCTGGTTGTGGGCCGGGCTCCTGTGATCACCCCAGGAGTCAACGGCAATGACCGAGCCCTTCCAGCTCCCCGACGACGTCAACAGCCTCAGCAGCGAGGAACTCGACGCCACCCTCGCCGCCGCCGTCGAGGCGTTCAACGCCCGGCGTCAGGACCCGAACCTCACCACCGAAGACCTGCCCGCGCTGCGCGAGCTCGCCACCGGCATCGAAGCGCTGCGCGCCGAGCAGACCCAGCGCGTCGAAGCCGCCCAGGCCGCCGTCGCCGAACTCGACGACCTCGCCGCCCAGGTCCTCGGCGAGGAAGCCGCCGGCATCGACGACAGCCCGGCCGGCAAGACGGACGAGCCGGTCGAGCCCACCGCCGAGGAGGAGCCGGTCGTCGAGGAGGTCGCCGCGTCCTCCGCCATCGTGCGACGCCCGATCATCAGCCTCGCCACGGTGCGGGAGCGGCAGCCGCGGCAGCCGATGCCGCAGCCCGGCACCCCGGCCGTCACGATCGTCGCCTCCGCCGAGGTCCCCGGAGCCAGCCTCGGCGCCCCCCTGGACATGGACGGGCTGACCGAGTCCGTCACCAAGGTCGCCGGCCTGGTCGCCAACGGCGGCAAGGCCATCGCCGCCTCGTACCAGCTGCCGTTCCCGCAGGACCTCGTCATCAACGACGCCGGCTCCCCGGAGGAAGGCACCACCAAGGTCCTGAAGGCCGCGGATCAGCGGCGTCTGAAGGGCGGCGACCTCGTCGCCTCGGGCGGATGGTGCGCGCCCAGCGAGACGGTGTACGACTTCACCGAGATCTCCTGCCCGGACAACCTGTGGGACCTGCCCGAACTCAACCTGTCCCGCGGCGGCCTGCGCTACTACATGACGCCCGAGCTGGACGTTACCGCCATGTCGTGGGTCTGGACCGAAGCCGACGACATCTCCGCCGTGGACGGCGACCCGACGAAGCCCTGCTTCAAGATCCCCTGTGTGGACCCGGTCGAGGTCCGCTGCACCGCCTACGGCGCCTGCATCCAGGCCGGCATTCTCTCCCAGCGGTTCTTCCCGGAGCTGACCACCTTCTACATCCGGCGCGCGATGGTCGCCTACGAGATGCGTCTCAAGGCCGCCATGTACCAGCAGGCCCTCGCCAAGGCCACCCCCGTCACCACCGCCACCAGCTTCGCCAGCTTCTCCGCGGTGTACGGGGCGCTCGCCCTGCAGATCGCCGACATGACCGAACGGTTCAACCTGTGCGAGGGGACCGCCCTCGAGCTGGTCCTGCCGTACTGGGCGAAGAACATGTTCCTCGCGGACATCGCCCGCCGGGACGGCGTCAACGTCTGCGACCTCAACCAGAACTGCGTCGAGCAGGCCTTCGCCGACCTCGGCGTCCGCGTCCAGTGGGTCAAGGGCCTCCCCCCGGCCGTCCCCACCACCATCGGCGGCAC